TAACAGAATCAGATACTAGTTTATCAACCTGGAATGCTGGTACCATGTGTTGAATTTGAGCCATATCATATAGAGCCTTGTCGACACTAAATGCTTGAACTGTGTTTATAGTAGTAACTGCATCGAATTTGCCTAATGTTGATGTAAATGATGTCAATGTATCACTAGGTGAAGCTGAGTCAGTTAATGCCTTATTAACAGTGATTCTTGGCGCGTCGGTAGCAATAGCAGATTCTGCATTTAATGCTTTATTCACACTAAATGCTATGACATCATTAGGATCTGCCATGTCAGTCAAGAACTTATTAAACGTAAATGCTGGTTTAGCAACAACAGTAATTACTGTATCTGTTTTACGAGTATTCATAGTCCATCTAATACCGTTTTCAGTAATAGTGGCATTGTCAAATAAGCCTTTAGTTGCATTAAATGATACTAGGCGTTCAGTAGCTCCAACTGTAGAATCTAGTAATTTCTTATCAAATAAGAATAAAGGAACTGCATCGGTAACAATTGAATAATCTCTATATGGTTCAGCTAAAGAGATTAAGTTTAGTTGAGGATCAACAGACATAGTAACACTGAAATCATTTGCAACAGAGTAATTACCAAATAGTTCTGTACCAAGTGGATGCAAGGTACGTTTTAAGATTTGTTTATAAGTGTCTAAAGTTTGACCAATAGACGTAATGTATGAGAACTTTTGATATTTGTAAGAGTCTTGAATATAACTTAAATCATCCAATATACTCTCACCGGTTAAATAGTAACCTGGATAATTAGCTATACCACCTGTAATAATTCTTAATGTAGCTCCAGTACCTACTAGAGCAAATTTAGCATTTTGCTGTTGTTGAATATCACCAGCAATTTCACCAACATATGTATTATCTCTAAAATAATCGTTGGCTGCTATAACTGTACCAGATCCAGTAGGAGTGGTTGAGTTTGCTATAAACACTACGCCTATAGTATTTGATGCAGCACCTAATGCGGTAAAATCAGTATTGCCAACAGTATCAATAATATACTGTAATCCTGGACTAATATTAGTTACTGGTCCAAATGCAAAAGTACCAGCTGTACCGGTATAGTTATGTCTAGTAATTAAACCAGATTCAAGAGAGTTATTTAATTTATCTCTAGTTGGATACGTAGCTATTAAATCATCTTCTGGATTTACTGCATTAAGATCTAATGTAATTTCAGTAAATCGATCTAATTCTAATGATGAGAATGAATATATCTGTGTTGTAAAGTTAGTTGTATAGTTAGTACCAAATGCAATAAGTTCTGCAGTTTTAACACCGCCATTCTCATCCACAGACTTAATCTTAATAATGGAACCTTTACCACTGTAACCATCAACCGTATATAATTGACCAACTTCAAAACCTGTTCCTGGGATATCTACTTGAACTCTTGTTGTGGTTCTTAATAATATACCTTGAACAGAGTTATCAACACTCTTAAACTTACAATCAAATGTTATATGACTATTATAGAATCTATCTAAAAATAGCTCATATACATTATCATTAAATTCATTCTCAAACTTAATAACTGTTATGACAAAAGCACGATGAATCTTACCGTCTGTGCCAGTAATATCAATGTAAGTTCCAGTTAAATTTGCCGCTGAACCTTTAGACGTTGTAACAAAAATTGATTGATCTTGATACCATTTACCGCCTGAAGGAATAAGAACATAATCCCATGGAATGATAACATCTGCTGATTCACCATATAGAAGTTTGAACAGAAACTTAATTGACTGTTCAGAACCTTTGGCAGTAAATAGATTTTTTGAGTTTCTTAAGAATAGTCTTGGACTAATAAAGTTATAATCTTCACCAAGAACGTCAAGTTGTGACTTAAAATATTTGACATAATTATCAACAGTGTTATCAATATCAACTATTGATTCAATCTTACCTATGCTTTGACTCTCGACCCACTCGTAGTAGGCCTTAACAAACTCTACAAACTGAGGGTGGTCTTCCCGTACAAACTCGGGAAACTGCTTAGGAAGAATATCTATTACTTGCATTAGTTTCTACTTGAAGTGAATTTGTAGTTATCAGCTTTTGTATCGATGAGAGCATTAACGTTTAGTAAGCTAGAACTAATGGTGGCAATTTGATTTCTTGCAGAAACAACATCATTTGACTGTGGTTTAATTATTAATGTAAATGTAGGTCCTTCTGTACCGGTTAAAGTTAAACCGGATATAGAAACAATACCACTTTCATAGTTAACTGTACCAACGTACTTAACTAGAACCTTTGTATTATTTGCAAGATAGAATAGTCTTAATTGACCAATATTAGAACCTTGCGTAGGAATATCATCAATATAACACACATTAGTTTGACCAAATACATTTAAACCATTTGTTAGGATTGATTCTTCTGGTACACCTGAGTTATAAATTGGATTAGCCAAGTTAACAACATAATTAGGTGTTTCACCAAATAGCGGCTCGATATCTCGTTGTAGTTTAATTGTAACAATAGAAGATACAATTGATTGTTCAGTATCATCAATGTCTCTTAATAAGTTTGAATACTTAAAGATTCCGTCAAATCTTAATAGATGAACGTTATTATAATCAATAACAGTATTTTTAACTAAGTTCACAATATCAAAGTTAGATCTAACAGTTAATTTTGGATCATAGTAAACAGTAACATCTAAAGCCACATTAATATACTCAGCATCTACTAATTTTGGATGGATAGTAACTGTTTTTCTTGGACCTAAAACTGTGCTAAGAATATAGTTCTTCTCAGATGTTGTTAGTATTTCTTTATCTTTTGGTTTAATAGAGATATAAACATCACCATATGTAGGAGGAATCGTAGATTCTCCACCCCATACGTTAACTGACTGGGCATTTGGATAGTAATTAAATATGATTGACTTAAAGTCATCTAGCGTAACAGCACGGTTTTGAGCTGTGTAAGCTCTTGGGGCATTCCACTTGATAATATCGATATCTTCCACATCAGAACCGGTGGTAGCACCATCAACAGTAACAACTTGAACAGATGTACCTAGTGTTTCACCTTGGTATGAGAATGATTTAATACCATTTGGAGCGGCAAGGTTACATGTCATATATTCTAAGTTAACTACATTGCCGTTTTGTAATGCTTTACCAACAATATCATTACCAAACTCTAATTCATACAATTGACCTTCAATCTCTTTAATAAAGTATACTGAAGTTACATTAGTAACATCCAATAGGTTTTCTGCTTTAGTAAATGTAGTATAAACTGATGAAGTAGCATTTTCTTGTACAGTAACTTTAAGAGTTTCTAAATCTACATTTTTATTTGGAATTAAATATCTGGTAGTACCAGACGCAGTATAGGCCATTGTAAGAGGATTACCCTCTTTGATAATTACATTGTTGAATGTATGTGTATTGGTTGTGTTATTTTTATTAGCGTAAAGAGCCTCTACAGTATAAAAGCTATAGCTTTCGCCGTCAAGAGTTGCTGAAAACGTTGTGTATTTAGGTAATTCTAATAGAGTGCCTGGTTCTCCGCTAACAATTAAATTAATAATTGCTTGAGAACATGTGGCTGAACCTGGTACATAACCTAATTCCTTAGCAATAGAAACTACACTATTTCTTTTAGCGGCTGAATCAAGGAATGCTTCATTGACAGCAAGATTTGTGTATAATGAGTTATAGTGTGTATTGTAAGCAAGGATGTCTAGTAGAATAGATAAGCTAGAACCCTCAAAGTCATAGTCTTGAAACTGTTCTTGACCCTTTAAATAGTTCTTTAAATTAGTCTTGATGTTATCAAAATCAAGTTCTGTGGTTTGAATTCTTTTGTTATCCATTTATCGGGTTCTCTTTAAAATTAGCTCTAAAGTTATTGGTAATGATGTATTGACTATTCTAAATGTTATAGCTACATCAATAGCATTACTATCAACTTCAGAATTTACTAGTACTTCTAACAATACAACTCTAGGCTCATACGTATTAATAACATCTTTAATGGCTCTACCCAAAAGAGTATCAAGCATAGGACCTGGTGGGTTGAATAATAAACTGTAAATCTGGGTGCCGATCTCTGAATGGAACGGTCTTTCGTAGTTCTGGGTCATAACAAGATTCCTAACTGCTGCCTTAATAGCGTTAGCGTCATATTTCATACCAACGTCTTTAGTAGCTGGGTTAGCTAAAAAGTTAAGGTCAAAGTCCGAATAGATTCTTGTGTTACGTGCCATATGTATTATTTATACCTAATTAACGAAAACATTAGGAGAACCTTGGGCATTTGTGTCACCACAAGCAATTGCATCTCCAACCCTGGCCACAGCCTTACCGTTAACAAATACATTAGGACTACCAGTACCCTGTACACCATCATGGCATACTGGACCGCAACAATGAGTTGGCCAGTGATCTCCTACTCGATGAGCACCCTTACCATTAATGAATACGTTTGGAGAAGCTTGATCGTTTGGTCTAGCGCCAAAGCAGTGTCCTGCTGACATATCTCCTAAACGAACTGCAGCCGGCATTATGCAACCTCCGGATAAATTTTAACTGCTGACTTATATGTTGAACCTTGTTTAGTCAAGTCTTGTAAAGCTAAGTTTGCTGTCGATGAATTATAACGTAGATCTAGTACCCATGAACCAGCAGTTCCGCCTGCAGACGATGTGCTTGCCGTACCTGGAGTATTTTCAGTTAGACCATTACCAGTTGCTGTGAATATAGTACAAATAGTATTATTAGAAGAACCCCAGTCGGTCCAAACTGTATCTTCTACAGTTAGAATTTGATATAATGAATTTGTTACAAAATCTCCGGCAGTAATAACGGCTGAAACTTTTCCAGTACCAAGCCCAGAAGCAGTTGCGGTAAATATAGTACCAACGTTATTATTTGCTGCTCCTACATCAGTAAATACTGTAGTACCAGCGTCGACTATAACATAATCCCTACCAATTATAAAATAACCTCCACTTGTAAGCTGGCTAGCTTGTCCGGTACCCGTACCAGATCCAAGTGCCGTAAATACAGTTCCTACAGTTGATGCTAAAGCGCCTAAAGCCACCCAATCTGTAGATCCTACTGTAACTATTTTGTAGGTATTTCCAGCAACTAATTTAGGCGAGCCGTAGATTTGAATTGCATCACCTGGATAAAGTGTTGGAGTTGCGGCTGATCCGCTTCCAGTAGCAACAAATGTCGTACCAGCATTATTATTTTCTGCGCCAATGGTTGTAAAATCAGTATCGTTTGGTGTAACTATTGTGTATGTTTTACCAGTTGTAAATCCACCAGCTTCTACGGTATCAGCCAATGTAGTTGATATGGTAAAAGTAATCTCCATCAAATCATTTGCAGGTGGTATGTATTGATAAACCCCAGTTAGTTTAGGTGATATCTGAGATATCTTGCTTACTGAATAATAAGTCTTCTTATTTGTAAGTTCATCATAAATCACATACTTGTATGTCTTGTTAAACATATCCTCAAATTTACTTGAAAATGTAAATGTATTATTAACCCATGATAATTGTAAATCATCCGGAGGGTTATTACATGAAACACCGGTAATAGTTATTTGCTGAGCCAACATTGGAAAGACTG